TTAGGTTAAAAAAATAAAACCTTAGTATAATATAAAATATGTCTGGAGGTATTGCTCAACTCGTTGCCGTAGGTGCCCAAGATGCGCATCTCGTCGGCCAACCTGAAGTTTCTTTTTTCAGGTCCAATTATAAACGTCACACAAATTTCGCCCAAACTGTCGAGAGACAGGTTATCCAGGGCAACCCATCCGCGAACGGTATGTCGACCGTCAGGTTTGAAAGAAAAGGGGATATGGTCGGGTATGTCTATATCGCTAATAGAAGTGGTGACCAAACTAACTGGGACGCTAGAATTTCCAAGGTTGAACTTCTCATTGGTGGACAAGTCATTGATGAACAAGATTATGAGTTTTCTGCGACTCTCGCACCAACTGTTATGAACCAAACGTACTCTAAATCTACTTACTCTGGTGAAACGTTCTACCCACTCAGATTTTCGTTTTGTGAGAATGCCCAGTCGGCGATCCCATTGATTGCTCTTCAATATCACGATGTTGAATTGAGAATCACGTGGGGTGCTACAGCCACAGCTGACGCGGAAGTCTATGTTCAATTCATTCACCTCGACACCGATGAGCGTACTGCTTTGTCTTCCACACCACAAAACATGCTTATTACACAAACACAAAAAGCTGTTGCCTCTGCTTCCAAGACCCAGGAACTCAACTTCAACCATCCAATGAAATATTTGGTTGCTGCAAATGCTACAAATGCTATACCCGGCACCGATAAATTGAAGCTTCAAATTAACGGTACGGATGTTACTGATGCGAAGACAGTTATCCCACACTTTACTTCCGCCCCAATATATTACCATACAACTGCTGGTAACTGTACTGCCGATAACTTGATCTTGATTCCATTCTGTCTCGATACGGCTAAGGTTCAACCAACGGGTTCGCTCAACTTTAGTAGACTCGATTCCGCGAGACTTGTTTCCGATAATACATCGTTCGCTAATACAATCTACGCCGTCAACTACAACGTCCTCCGTATCGAAAATGGTATGGGTGGTTTGATGTATTCCAACTAATTTAATTTATCCATTTATTATAAATGTTTTGGCAATTAATTTTTCTCGTAGCATTTGTCTTTGTTATAACGTATGACCCAAAATCAGGTACTTTAGATCATTTAGTTGGTAAAAAACCAGAAAAACCTCCTCAGAATGCAGAGTGTAAAGAAGGGCATTACCAGGAGATCCAGTTTGGAAAAATGGGGTACCCGTGTCCAACCGAAAAAAGAACGCACATGGGTGCGATTATAGGAACTTAAAAAATTAGCTCGTAATTTTATATATAAAATGTTTACATTCGATCGCGATACCGCGACTATAGTTGCCGTGCTCATGTGTATTGTTGCCACAATGTACATGTACAGAGAACTTAACAAAACGAAATCAGAAATGGATAATGTTAAAGGGTTTTACGGAAACCTCATGACACATTTATCCAGACCACCACCACAAGTGAAATCTGTACCAGTTGTAGAAACAGAAAAAGAGGAAGTTTTAGAAACCCAAGTTGATGAAGATGAAGAAGAATCTTCAGAATAATCATCTTATTCAATTATAACTTGCAAATAAGCAATGAAAAAATATAAAGCAATTGCAGTACCCGTCACTTTTATAGGTGATAAACCACGATTTCTCACTGTCCGGGATCGAAGATTCAAAGATTGGATTTTCGTCACCGGAGGGTGCAGGCGAAGGGAAATTCCAAATCCCATTAGATGTGCTTTGAGAGAACTTGAAGAAGAAACCAGAGGGGTTGTTTCTTTGAAAAAAGGTGAATATACAGAATTTAAGTTTGTAGTAACGGAAAGTCCAGGAGTGGAACTCGAATATAACGTTTACGTGTTTTTCGTAAACTATACCATACAGGAACAGGCTGAACTTATACGTAAGTTTAATGATGAAAAACAGAAAATGAATCTTCGTAAGATTCAGAAACAGCCCATCAAGAGAACACACGATGAAAATGATTTCATGAATTTTGAAACGCTTTCAGAGTTCAGTACTAAAAAACAATGGGATCGTATTGTTAAGAACGTACTTAACAATCCAGAATTTTACGCGTGTGTAACTTCTCTCGATAGAAAAACCTTCTCTATTAAATAATGAAGTCTAAGAACTACATTTTATCCCAAATACGCGAGCTTCTCATTGAAAGGCACGCATATACATCAGAAAGAGCGGAAAGGTACGTTGAATTACACAAAGAGGATAAAGTTTATGAACTCCTCGTTTTAAAGAAAAATTTATCAGAAGAAGAAAATTATCCAGAAGTCTCATATAGACGCTCTATTTGGCGTCACGAGTATGAAGATGAATAAACAGTATAAAAAGATAAATAGATTAATAGGTAAGTATGTTTAAACGTTGGTGTAAAGACCAAGGTTTTGCTAATAACTCCGATTTATCACATGTGCTCATGGACGGTGGTGTCCTCTCCGTGCCATTTGATAAATTGAACGACTTTTACGAAAAATGTGTAGAAGCGTATAACTCCGGTGAAAAGATATTTGTCGTTGAACAGAAAACGGAAAATTACAATTTTTTCATGGATCTTGATTATAAAGATGATGAAGAAATGTCATTTGAACAGATTAAGAGTGTATGTAAAGTCATATGTGACAAGGTCTCAAAGTTTGGTGGTAAAGACGCTTTGATATCTGTCGCTGAACCTAAACCCATAGACACACTCATAAAAACAGGTATACATATAAACTGGCCGGGTTTTGTTGTAAATAGATCATCTGCATTAGGTATCAGAGATCATGTTATAAATACGTTAAACTTAGCCTACGGATCACGTGATTGGAAAGATATTGTTGATATTTCAGTCTACGGTAATAATTCACGTAATACGAAAGGAAGTGGGTTTCGTATGCCTTGGTCACATAAAAAGGGAAAACACGAAGCGTGTGCCGGTCAGGGGTGTGAGTTATGTAATAACACAGGTAAAGAAACACAAAGTGAATATTTACCCATATTTATATACAAACATGGTCCTTCATCCACATTACAAAAGACCGAACAAAAACCATCCGTTGACATATTACATATGGCAACATTACGTACACAAAGCATGGAACCGGTTATCATAGAAGGAACTCGCGAAGAAGCTACATTTACAACATTACAAACTAAAAATGAGTTCAAAGACCAAGATGCTCGTTTACTCGTCGAAGCATTCGTTCGTAAAAATGTAGAAGGACAGACTACCGCATCAATCACTAAAATGTTTAAATATAACAAGCAATTTCTCGTCTCAACAAATTCTAAATATTGTGAAAATAAAAAATGTAATCATAATTCCAATCACGTATGGTTTCATATAGTAGGTGATACTATAGCCCAAAAGTGTTTTTCGACTACGAACGTACTAAGACAGTATGGGTTTTGTAAGGATTTTTCGGGGAGACGACATCAACTCTCTAAAAAAATAACTGACATTCTTTATGAAGATGGTAAAGTTGAAACGTATACACCGAAAAAGAAAGTTGTTGTAGAACCAGAACAGAACTTACTCGAAAAATTCATAAAAAAGTATATCGTTAAAAAGGAAACGTTCGTCATAGAATCACTCAAACGCGAAGGTGTTAAGAAATATACTGTAACTACGAAGGAAATATGTGACACGTGTAAAGAAACGATTTCATTCAGTATACTTAAAAGTCATATACAACAGGTGTGTAAATGTAAGTGTCGCGCACATAATCTTACAGATAAAATTGTTAGTACTTTATAGAATGTTAGCTGTAATATTAATTGCACTCGTTGTATATTTGGCATCAACTTTAATAAAAAAAGATACAGGTACAAAACATATAACTAAACTCATACGTGAAACTTTACCGTACTCGGGATTAAATGAAGTTTTATACAAAGAATTTTTAGCTAACATAAACATGGCTATAGAATATAAATCACATACAGAAGTTTCAGAAAAGTTATTGAACCGTGCACTCGAAAACTTACGAGAACTCGCATTATATACCGTTTCTACAGATACAAGTGTTATAGAAGAGTTAGACACGTTAGCGAACAGTATAAACGCTGAATTTAGCCTTATTTTAATAAATGAAACTATTAACGATGCGTAATGTATTTAAAAGAATAAACACACATTACTTTATAATGACAAAAACAATTGTTTCTACGCGTACACGTTCAGGGAGAGTCTCAAAGGTTCCAGAACGTTTAGATCCACTGGAAGATCTCCCAGAAGATGATTTTTCTGACGATGATTACGAAACCGAATCGGAAATAGAAAGTGATATTGATCTTCTTCAGACAGATGATGAGGATGATTTTGAAGATGATGATAGTGATATGGACGAAAATGGCAATTTAAAAGGGTTTGTTGTTGATGAAGAAGAAGATGAGTAATATAGAGCTTAAAAAAATAGGTTTACATTTTATAAATGGAAGCTGAAGTTGGTACACCTATAAACTATAATCCGGACGATTTTATGAGTAAAGAAGAAGATCATCAATCGGATGAACAAAAACCAGAACCGGAAAATAACGAACAGTATTATTTTCCGCCACCGCAACAGTATTATGAACCGTACCCACAACCAACGCAAAAGGAAGATATATTTACAAATTTAGATAAAACGGCGTATATTATTATATTTGTATCCTTTATTTTAGGTTTTTTTATGGGTAAGACTATGCAACCGGTCATTCTTAGACCCGGATAGGATTACCTGTAATCCACAAATGTTCAGACGACGTTTGTTGTCCTTTAAAATTACCAATAGAACCAATTTTTGATCCCGTAAAATATGCACGACTTACAACGAGTGGGTCTTTTAGTATATCTTGTGCGACATCAGACGCACTCACATTTTTAGTACCCGATTTACTTTTTCGATCTTCATACAATCGTAAAAATAAACCGACCATGGCTAAAACAATAATTATGGTGATTATATTTAGTATAATACTCAACATTCTTACATTTATATAACAAATTTATTTAGATTCTACCTCTTCACCTTCCTCGACTTCTCCTTCACCTTTAGTATCCTGGGCTTCCGTAGACGACTCAGACTTTTCCTTTTCAAACTTTTCCATTGCTTCAACTGAATTGAACCCCTTATCAGCCGCCTCTTTTTCGAGAGCCGCTGTCGCCTCAGCTTCACGTTTTTCCTTTCTTTCTTCAATTTCCTTAGCGACAATAGTATCGGCCTCTTTAACAAGTTCTTCCATTGGTGTATCCGGTTTTTCCTTTTGGAGACGTTCAAGAACTTCGGCTGGATGACTGATTGGTGGTTCATCAGGTTTCGTATAATACTTCGAGTTTTCATCACCTGGTTTCGTAAACGTAGATGCGCTTTCGACCATATCACGTTTACGTTCTGCAAACATGTGTGCCGCGTGTGCTTGATTTTCTTTGTATCCAGACATGAGTTCTTCAAGTTTTTCATTCGAATAATGAACGTCTTCGATCTTTGTCGGATCGGGTGGGATTAACAACCATTTATACATATCAACAACGTAAATATCGAACGTCGCATCTTCTTTTTGAAGACGTTTAGCGTGCGATGCAGCCTCATCTCTAGAATTAAATGCACCCCGGATCTTAATTCCAAACTTATCGTTCTTTTGTGGTGCTTCCGGTCCTATGACGGAAAGGCATGCGTATAATTGACCAGGAACGGTCGTGTAATCTTGTTCAAGAGTTGACATTGTTTTATATGATTATATAGTATCTTCTGTTTAAGCCTCTTATACTTAGGTTTTATATTTAATATATTTTATTAGTGTGTACTCCATTTAAAAAAGAAAAGCTATTACAAATAAATGGAGGAGATACGTAAGTACCATAACGAGTCTAAGCGTCTCCTCATCCAATCGGCTACCCGCGAAGGCGACAGTATTTTGGATGTAGGATGTGGATTCGGTGGTGATCTCCAAAAGTGGCGACACGCAGGTGCAAATATAAGTATGTGTGAACCAAACCCAGACTCACTTAAGGAGGCTAAGTCTCGCGCTAAGAACATGAAAATACGAGTCAATTTTTACGAAGGTGATATATTTGCGTGTCCACAAAGGAAATACGATGTCGTATGTTATAACTTTGCGTTACACTATATATTCGAAACACCCAAGTTATTCGAGACGTCTTTATTAGCAATTAAAAATAGAATAAAACCTGGTGGTCAATTCATAGGGATCATACCGAATTCAGATAAGATTATCATGAACACACCCGTAAAAGATGAGTTAGGAAACTACTTTCTAATGAAACATACGAGTTCGGGAAACTTTGGGGAAAAGTTATACGTCCATTTAGCCGATACACCGTATTATGCAAGTGGTCCAAAAGTCGAACCCATCGCACACAAAGACATGTTTTTTACACGAATGGAGGATTTGGGATTTACTTTAACATTGTGGGAAGATCTTAAAGGGAACCCGGTTTCAGATTTGTATAGTAAATTTAGGTTTGTGTATAAGAAATGATTTACTTTTTATCAGTTTTAATATATTCTTCCGCTTTTTTAGGTTGATGGCATATTACGTCACCACAGTGGTCGCGGTTCTGATAGACAGAGTTTATGGACGTGAGTAGTTCACTACACGATTTTACCGCCCATCGTCCCAGAACGGGTCGTGGTTCAGGTTTCGTTAAAAAATCGATAAATTTACGTATCATTTCTACTATTTTTTCATGTTCATTTTTTATGTATGTTTATGATAAGATGATACTCATTATACTTCTACTTATCATAAACGTGTTATTATTCATATACACGAGGGAACCACAGGAATTAACAGATGTTCGTGAAAAATACAGGACACTCAGGGAACATCTTAAGGAAACAAATAATCAGGAATTCAAAATGTTACGTAAAGAAATTCCACTTACCGCACATCGATATACAAATGGGTATATAGGATATAATGTTAGTAAGGGTAAAAGTATAGGTATATGTATCGATGGTGAACCTAATGAAATATTCCATGTTTTATTACACGAACTCGCACACTGTACTGTTGACGAATATTCACACAGTAAAGAATTCTGGAAAAAATTTAATGAACTTAAAACAATGTGCGTTTCTTTAGGTATATACCAGGAAATACCAGAAAGAACTGAATTTTGTGGTAAACACGTCCAGGATAAATAATGTTTGGTATTAATAAAATGCAATCGTTTGGTGATTTAATGAAAGCGTATTTGTTACTGAACACTTTACTCGCGTCTTCGAGTGCCCCACTACTTTTAAATGATAAATGGTTAAATATGTTTATAATCATGGTCGTTACACCATTAGTCATCACTGTATTACCACGTGGTGGTAATTTAATTGGGCGTTTAGCTATAGATGGACCATTTTTAGTTATATCAACCTTATTGGGTATGGGCATGGTTGCGGGTATTTCACAAATAAACAAAAGATTTGAAAAGGATTTTAGAGATTATGGTAAAACTACGAAGAGTACTGGTACTGTTCTAGGACTTCGCGCAGTTGGTTTACTGTTCGGATTTCTCGTTTCCTATTTTATTTTTGGAAAGAGAATGTATAGACATTATAATGCTATTTAAGCATACTTTCTCGCAAGGTAAAAGGCGATCGCCGCGACCATACCGGTCGACGCTAAGCCGATTGCACTTCGATTTCCCTGGTCGTTCAAAAACGATGGGACAAAGTTCGCAAGTTTTTCTTGAACTGGCTTACTAATTGCCACCGCAGCACACACAGCTACAATGAGTGCTTGAAACTGGTCATCAGTAAGGTTGAATGGATTTTTAGATTCGGATTTTTTTTCAGTTGTTTTTTGTGCTACTGGTTGTTGTTGTTGCGCCATCATCATTGGTGCTTGCATATGCATTTGTGTCATTCTTGGATCGGTGCCCATCATTGGTGGTTCGAGTGGTTCCTCTGCTTGACCCATAATATCGGAAATTGAAGTAGAGTCCATCGTCTGTTTATTTTCACTCACATTTTTTTCGGGGGGTATATTCGGCACGAAAGATGTCCCTTGATTGTCATTTAGGGAAACCATACCATCACCATTATCTGAAAGATTCATCGTTCTAACGTCTGTCGCCATTTATATGTACATAGTTTTTTGGTTTTAAATGATTACGCGTCATTGCCCTGAAGAGTGTAGTTTGGGTATAAACACCCAAATGTTTTTATGATCCTGGGTAAATCATTTAATTTATCATAATCACACATATCGTTATCTATATAAACAGTTTTTGTATGATGACATACATCAACTAATATTCTATACCCATCATCCTTATCATCTGGTGTGTCCATAGTAAGTTCATTATAAGCTGGATACACTACAGTGTTAGCATTTTTTATAGGTGTATACATTCGTTTAGCAATTGTTCTTATCATTTTCTTTTCGTAACTTTAAATGGTGTATTCTTTTTAACTGAATTTGGGTCTCCTACTTTCATATTACCGTGTTTCGGGTTAAACATCTTTTTATGTGTTTGCCAGTACTCTGGTGCACCAACCCTGAAATTTTTACGAAGTGTTGCTTTATACCAAAAGACACAATCTTCTATTTTATTACTTTTAGAAGTATTATCCAATACCAAACATTCGTAATTTTCTGTACATGAATCCATAACTTTGTTAAACATCTCAAAAGATGGAAAAATACCAAAAAAGTTTTTAAACAATTTTTCCCTATTTTGAATAATATTTTCACGTAAAATGAAAATGTAATCTATATTTGCCCTGAGTGCAGGTGGTAGATCCATACAGTACTGCATGGTTAACATGAAAAATATCTTCCAATGCCGTCCATTCATAAAACATTGACGAATACATGTATCTTTCATAAACTTAGAATCATACATACAATCATCTAAAAGAAGAAAAGCACCACAATTTTTTTTACCTGCACCAACTAATCTTTTTTGTCTATCCATTACACGTTCAATAGCTTCTCTATCGTAATCACCGTATATGAATAAATCTGGTATATACTGTTGATAATAATGATTACCTTCTTCTGTTGCTGATAAAACGATACCCGCTGGTAAATGTTTTTTATGATACAGAATATCAGTAACAAGGGTTGATTTACCCGTATTACGTTTACCTATAAAAACACATACTTTATCGTCTGCCATTCTTTCAGGTTTAAATTTTCTCAACTGAAGATTCATCTATAATATCGTGTCGTTTTATTTCATAAAATTTTACTCACGTAAAGTAAGAATGGCTGGTCGATTAAACCTTGCTATCACGGGTATCCAGGACCAATGGCTTACTGGGGAACCTGAGTTTTCGTATTTCCTGATGAATTTTAGGAGACATACTAAGTTTTCAATTGAATCTATCGAAACACCTTTTGATGGTGATATTGATTATGATGTATCGGTAGAATGCCGTATACCCAAAAATAAAGGGGATCTTATTCGAAGTACAATGCTTAAATTTACTTTACCTAAACCAACGACACCTGATAAATCATTTAATGTAACGTTTCAATCTGTAAATGGTAGTAATAAATACTTTATAGACGGTGTTCAACAGGCAACATTGACTTTATATGAGGGTACGACGTATACCTTTAACAATGCAAGTCATCCATCACACCCGTTTAGATTTTCTACAACGGCTTCACCCAATTATTCCGATTACACAACTGGTGTTACTGATCCGAGTACAGCTACGGTTACATTTTTAGTACCAGTGGGTGCACCATCAACTTTATACTATTACTGTGCTGCACACAACGGTATGGGTGGTCAGATAAACGTGAAAACGCTTCGGTACCGGGAGTCTATAGGTGCACAGATAATAGACCATGCCGATCTCGTTATTGGTGGACAAACTATAGAGAGAATAACGGGTGATTATATTTACATGTATGATCAGATACACAGTAATAAAGATGATATTGATCAAACACTCTACTTCTTAACGGGACATGGTAACTACATAGACGTAGAATACGATTGGGATTATAGTCTATTCTTACCCTTTTATTTCTTTAGAAACCCAAGTTTAGCTATACCTGTATGCGCTTTAACAAAACAACTGGTAGAAGTACGTATAAAGTTTAAAAAACTTGAAGATGTCACTGTATCACACACGAGAACAGGTGGTACGATATCTGAACCACCTTCGGGAGTTTCATCATCAATTAAAAAGGTTTCTCTCGTGACAGATTTCTTTTTTATCACCGAAGACGAAAAGAATTTTTTACTTTCACGTCCTATAGAATACGTTATAACCCAACTCCAAATGTCTCAATTTAAATTTAAACCGGGTGAATCTAAAAAAACTGGTATGCTTAACTTTAAAAACCCTGTCAAAGAAATGTTCTTTATGGCTGTTAGTGATGACGTATACAAATATGAACCGATAAAACAAGTTACCATGAAATTTAATAATACTACAATCATAAACGCCGATAATTTAATGTTAAGTTACGAACAACCATTAAAGTATTATACAGGGGTAACGGGTAATAAATTTGGTGTATATAGTTTTTCTCTTAAACCGGAAACGTATTACCCTACTGGTCAAGTTAATATGAGTAGAATAGCACACAATTTGATAGATATTGAACTCGATACACCAGACGCGAGTTTTGGGCACAAAGTTTACATATACGCTGTAAACTATAACGTTTTACGTATAAGCAGCGGTCTTGGGGGTTTAAAATTTTAGTCAGTTATACTAGTAATGGCTGGTCGTGTTCAATTAGAAACATCTGGTCCACAGGACGCTTTTTTTACAGACGACCCCGAGTATACATATTTCGTAAAGAATTTTCAAAAACATACAAACTTTGCACCATTCTTTGTTGATTTAGACGTTGAGGGTGAAGTAGAATTTGGGAACACTATTCGGTGTACCATACCACAAAACCAAGGTGATCTTCTTAAGACAGTGAGTATGAAAGTTGAGTTATCGGCTATAGATCAAAGTTTAACATCGGGGTATGATGGCTTTGGGTACGTCGAGTCTATAGGTCACGCCATGATTGAGTATGTAGAAATTCTCATAGGTGGTCAGGTTATTCAGCGTATACCAAGTGATTTTTTAGCTATATATTCAGATAATTATGTTACACAAACAAAACAACATAATTTAGCGAAACTTATTGGGAAACCACCTTTAGAATTTTCGGGTACACCTGTATCGAACAATGATATATTAGGATATCTTGGTTTTGCTACATCTAATCAGAAGTATTTTGTTGATATACCGTTTTACTTTTATAATAACCTGGAATTGGCTGTACCACTTTGTGCTATAACGGGTCAGGAAATTGAAATTATTATTAAGTTAAGGGATGCAAAAGATTGTATATATGGTAGACATACATCAGACCAAGAATCTTATTATACGGGATTATCACCAACTGGTCTCATAAAAAGTTTAAAATTAACAACAGAAATGATTTCTCTAGACGAAGAAGAAAAACAGATGTTATTAAGTAAAAAAATAGATTATATCATCACACAAGTACAAGAAAGTAAAGGAATTATACCTGTGAACACAACATCGATATTTAAACATAAACTTGAATTCAAAAATCCAATAAAAGAACTTTTTTTCGTTATTCAGCGTATAAGAAAAGTCGTTAATGGGTTTTTTATAAGTTCTTTTAATTATGATTCACCAAATCAGGTTATTAATAACCTATATACAAATTATGAAAATCTAAATAATCTTGAACTTACACTCGATGATTCTATAATTTTAGATAATGTTACTGGAAACGCTATAAACTTACGCGCGGTACAGAGTGGTATACACCATTCAAGAACGCAATTATTTAGAAGATACTATTCGTATAGTTTCGCACTTGAACCAGAACGGTGGTATCCAACCGGTCAAAGAAATTTTAGTTTAATTAAAGAACAGTTTGTAAAACTTGATTTACATCCAGATAATGTTGCTGATAGAGAACTTAGAGTTTTAGGCCTAAGTTATAACATACTCCGTGTAGAAAACGGAATTGCTAAAACACTGTTTAATTTATAATGAATCAACAAGAAAAAGACGCAACCGAAAACTTAATTGAGCAGGT